TGTAACGCTGGCAACGATAGCAAGCCTACGGCAAGAGAGTTTTATTGTCGCCGCCTCTGACGAGACGACGGCGCTAACGACGGGAACGGCGAAGGTAACTTTCAGGATGCCATATGCCTTCACGCTAACGGCGGTAGCTGCTAGTCTGACCACGGCAGGAACAGGAGCAAATTTGGTTACTATTGATATAAATGAGGGTGGCAGCACGATATTATCGACCCTGATCACAATAGATGCTACTGAGAAAACTTCTACAACAGCGGCTACGCCGCCAGTAATTTCCGATGCGGCTTTAGCTTCAGATGCTGAGATGACAGTAGATATTGACCAAATCGATAGCGGAGGAGTTTCGGCAGGACTTAAAGTAACATTAATAGGACATCAAACGCCATAACTGTGAGTAATATACTTATCAATCCATATAGCGTAGTGGCAGGAGGAACTCCCTTCGTCAATGACTATTCTGTAGACTTTGATGGTGTTAACGATTGGGTTGAAACAGCGAATATAACAGAATTAGATGGCGTTGCTGCATTTACTTTTTCGGGATGGATATATTTTGACACCACTTCAACAATGAGTTTCATCACGAAATGGGATGAGGGAAGCCAACACCAATTCGCAATACAAAGAAATTCAGGAGTAGCACCGGGAGGTGGAGAAATAAGAGTTTATATTGCCACATCATTAACCGGAGGCATGGCATCAGATACCGTTGACGGAGTAAGTATTTCAGCTTGGCATCATATTGCCGTAGTTTATGATGGAACGGAAGCTGCCGCTGATAGAATAAAAATATATATAGATGGTAGTTCTGTAGCAGTTACAAATTACGGAACAGTTCCAACCACATTAACAAGTGCTACCTCAACAGTTAAATTAGGCTCATTTGGTGGCACTCTGACAAGATATATGGGCGGCAATTTGGATGAAATGGCACTATGGGCAAGTGCTTTAACGGCAGGAAATATAACTACAATCTACAATTCCGGCTTGCCGGCAAGCCTATCAGATTTATCTCCTGTAGCATGGTGGCGTATGGGCGATGGAGACACATATCCTTATTTAGATAATACCCAAGCCTTCAGTAAAAGGTCATTGGATTTTGATGGGGTAAATGATTATGTTACTATGGGGGATGTATTGAATGCTTATATGGAATGGAATGTAGCTTTTTCAGTTTCTTTTTGGATGAACGCAGATAGCATATCCTCAGTGCTTTCACTTGTTTCTAAACAAGATACATCTGATGACTATAGAGGCTTAAACATATATACACAAAGTAGCAAAATAAGAGCTTCTCTTACAAGAGAAAACAGCACAGGGAAAAAGATAGTTGTTAATGGTGGAACTACCTTATCTAATAGCATATGGTATCATATCGCCCTTACATATGATGGGAGTGCTAATGCAAGCGGAATGCTTATTTATGTCAATGGAGCAGTAGAAACAATGACCATTGTAAGCGATGGCTTAGATGGCACAACGACAAATTCTGCAAATTTTGAGATTGCAGCTAGGGATGGGTCAGGATTGCCCTTTGATGGCGATATTGATGATGTGGCATTGATAGCAAGTGAATTGTCTGCTGCCAATGTATCTACTATATATAATTCAGGACAACCCAACGACATCAGCGGATTTTCTCCTATAGGGTATTGGAAGATGGGCGATGGTGATACTTACCCAACTATTACAGACTCAGGAAGTGGCAGCAACAATGGAACGATGACCAATATGACTGCGGCAGATATAATCGGACAAACTCCTAAAGGATATGGAGGCGAAATGATTAATATGACATCAGGCGATATTGTCGCCGATGTTCCGACTTAAATAATAAAACTATGAATCATTATACCTATGCAATTTGTGATGTAGCAACAGACTTACCTAACGTTGATTTCTCTCAGGTGATAACCACTTCTGCTGAAACGATAAGAAAAAGCATCGACGAAACTTTATTTGTTATAAAATGGTGGGATGGAGTATTAAATATTCCTTCTTTTATTTCTGATGGCACAATAGTTCCTTCTGAAACACTAAATCAGGACCAGGCTTTAACATTAATGGCAACGGCGGCATGGACAGAAGAATCTCCTGAATAATGGAAAAGTTTATGACATCAGAGGAGATAAAGGCATTGGCGCATAAGTATCACACTCCAGGCGCTGTCATCAGAGACGATTGGCATCATGCATATCAAGAGGAATGTAGAAAGATCAACCGGCAGGAAATAGAAAAGAAATACGATGTATCTGGAAAAGCTAATAAAAAAGCTCAAAAAAGCCCCTTGCTTACATGAGTGGCAGAGGAGAAATGTGGCTATAAACATAAGAATCTGCGAGATGCAGATAAAAATTAGAGAGAAATGGGAGAAGCAGAGAAAGATCTATATAAAAGAATAGGCAAGTTGGAAGACAATATAAGTAGTCTAAAAGTTGATTTAGCACAAACCTATAAGGATCTGATCAATCATCATAAGATGGATGAAGTTAATTCTAAGATCTATAAAGAAAAACTAGCAGCTATTGAAGAAGCAACTAAAGATAAGGATGCCGGAAAGTCTAAATTTGATAAATGGGTAGGACAGGTTCTAACACCTCAAACTATAGCTATAATTGTAACGATAATAGCAGCGGTTGTTGGAGTAAAAATAGGAAAATAATGAAAGATATAAAGATCGACATCCAATATATTGCTACCTTTGGTGTCTTTGTATGTACTTTGGTAGGATTTTATTACACCACTTCCTATAGGCTGGATGCCTTGGAGGAGAAGGTGAAGCAATTAGAAACAAATAACGAGGCCATTATCAGGCTTGAAGAGAGATTAAAAACAGTACAAACAAAAACCGATGAAATATACAAGCATATTATTGAGTTTGTTAGCCACGACGACGATTAGTTGTGGCTATATTCAGCAAGAAGGAGATGCTCCTGCCGACAGTACGGCTGTCGATAGCGTTAAAATTGACAGTGTAGACTCGCGCAGCGAAAGCATTGATACCGTAAAAAAAAAGACTGTGAGCAATCCGTACACCAGCAAATGGAGAGATTGCAAAAAATGGAGAACAAACTCGATCGCATGAAGCGTAAGCTGAAAGAGAGAAAGGATCGTCGCAAGAAAAGGAATAGACGATGAACCTATCGGTACCACATATCATCAAGACATTAAAGGATAAGGGCTATTTGGTATTTGAAGATGACAGCAAAAACTTCAATCTCAATGTTGTGGGAATAAGAACCAATGACGATCACTCCAATAAATTCAATGACTGGATGGTAATATTCTGGAAGCATCATGGTCACTGGAATAATATGACGGCTCCTGTCACCACCGATCCCGGCACCTATTGGAGGGAAAACCCTATGAATGTCAATGGGACAGCGATACTTAAAGAAGAGCAGCACCGCGGTATGTGGAAAGTGGGTACCCATAAAGGCTACCCCGCCCTTCAGCAGCACAAGAAATGTACCGTTATCAGGGATAGCGACGAAGACAATATCTTAGACTTTGATGGCGCCGAGGACCACGGGCATTTTGGTATCAACCACCACAAAGCGGGAAAGGACAGTACCCAGGTAGATAAATGGTCGGCGGGATGTCAGGTGCAGCCTAATGAAGCATACTTTTTGATAGAGATGGAGATATTTAAGGCGGCGGCAGAGAATTGGGGCAACAGCTTCACATATACGCTGATTCACGAGAACGATCTATAAGAATAATTTTTGTTATCTTTGTAATATAAACAACTAAACCAAAATTATGTTAAAAAAATTATTTGTAGAAGCAATACCTAGCCTAGCACAAGCTACTGCTAGTGTATTAAAAGACCATAAAGGGAAAGTCTCTTCTAAGCGGGTATTCAGCATTTTTGGTGGTGGCTCATTAATTACAGTTGGATTAACTGTCATTGATCAGGGCATCGCTAGTTCTAATGATAAAGTTTTATATGCAGGGTTAGGCTTAGTGGGGCTAGGAGTAGCAGCAGGGTATTTAGCATCTTTTAATATCAAAGAAATATCAAATAGTGCGGATCAAACCCCACAATAATGACCATGGAAGATATACATGATAGAGCGATAGGATTTTTGGGAGGAGGATTTATTTCCACCATAACGACGGCAATCACCGGGGCTGAAGTAGTCAAGGTATTGGCGTTAGGACTCATCGGAGGATTGGCAGGTATGTTGGCAAAAGATATTTATAAATATATTAAATCAAAAATTAATGGCTAAAATAGAGACTTATAGCACGGCGATACCATTAGGTGACGACCTTCTATTGGGAAGCGATGACAATGACAGCAATGCAACCAAGAATTTTACTGTAGACTCCCTCCTTACCTTCGCTAATGCAGGGGCAGTGCCCACGGCTAGTAGCACGGGAACGAAAGGGCAGTTGGCAGTGGCATCAGGGTTCTTGTACGTATGTGTCGACACCGATACGTGGGAGCGTGTAGTGATAGCAACATTTTAATATATTATTAATCAAATCAAATCAAATGGAAGAAAAGAAACTCACCGATGAGGAGCTTGGCAAAGTCAAAGACCTCAACAAAAAACTTTATGACAGCCTATTGGCGATTGGAGACATGGAGGCTTCGATAATAAGCCTAACGAGGAAGAAAGACCTTGCTTTCTCTGATCATGAGCAGACGGTATCCGATATGACAAAATATAAGGTAGACCTGGGAAAGAAATATGAGTCTACGAAAGTAGATATGTCTACCGGGGTATTGAGCTGATGTTAATACGTAAGATATCTATAGGCTTGGACTATAAGTCCAATTCCATGCACTATATCCTTAACCAGCCCGTATTGGGAGGAAGAGCTACCATCCACTTGATACAAGAGGTGCCTGAAATAGGAGTAAAGATATGGATACAAAATGGCGATAATACCATTAAGCTATGGAAGCAATTCAATAGCAATATGGCGTATTCTATAGAGTACAACATCGAAAAATATTGATATGCGCTCGCCGACACAATTTATTGTGCGTCCTATGGGAGGGCGTCGCTATGATAATATCAAAAGTTTCGGTGGCATAGAGTTTATCGTTTCCTCATCACAGGAAGATCATACCGTTTCAAATCGCTATGCGATAGTAATCGCTACCCCCCTTAATTATAAAGGAGAGATAGTAAAGGGAGATATATTATTGGTACACCATAATGTCTTCAAGAAATATTATGATATGAAGGGAAGAGAGAAATCCGGGCCTTGTCATTTCCGTGATGACATATTCATGGTAGAGCCAGACCAATTTTTTCTCTATAAGAAAGGCAAAAAATGGAAGACTCACTCCCGCTATTGCTTTGTCCGTCCCCTCGATAATGAAAATTGTAGTATCTTTAATATGAATATCGAGAATAATAACCACTTGCCCTTAGTAGGGGAGATGGTATATTCTAATCCTCAGCTAGAGGCTCTGGGAATAAATGAAGGCGATATTATCGGGTTTCAGCCTCACTCGGAATATGAGTTTAAAATAGAGGGGGAAATATTATATAGAATGTTTACCAGCAATATATGTATAAAGATTTAGATGTAAGCAAGTTAAAAGCCGATATCATCGAAGCGGGGCAGGCGGCGGTGAAGCAGCTTATTAATGTCGCCAAAGAAAAGATTATTAAACCCGATCCTGAAGATGAGCTGGCAGCAGATCGCCTAAAGAACGCCGCTGCCACCAAGAAACTCGCTATCTTCGATGCCTTTGAGATACTAAAACGGATAGAAGAGGAGAAAGCGATATTAGAGGGAACAGAAGGCTTGATGGTGAATAATGTATCGCAGGGCTTTGCCGAGAGAAACTCTAAGTAACATGGACTATGGACTCTATAAACTCATTGACCCAAATATCGCAAAAAGTCTCCGTGCCACTAAAAACAAAGCACGCACCTGGAATTATGGGTACCACCAAAAATATGATATTATCGTTATCTCCCATGATGGCACCTTGGGAGATGTATATGAGATAAACAATTTACGTATCGGGCTTCCTAAGACTCCCGCCTCCCTTCCACGCGGTGAGAATAAATGGGGCGCCACCGATTACCCCCGAGAGCTAAGGCATATAAAGACCATCTTCGATTGGCAGAAGAGGGACAATATCTTTAAGAAGAAATGGGTGGGATATGTCGAAGATGAATATAATAGAAGGGACTTTGGTCACTGGTTTATGAATGATGGCATTAAGACCTACCTGACAGGCACCCATTATATGTATTTGCAGTGGACGAAAATCGATGTGGGAAAACCGGAGTTCAGGGAATCTAACAGGATATTCTTTCTCTTTTGGGAAGCCTGTGTCGCCGATACCCGCTGTTTTGGGATGTGTTACCTAAAAAACCGTCGATCGGGGTTTTCTTTTATGAGCTCCTCGGAAGCGGTAAATAGCGCTACCCTCACCAGAGACGCCAGGATAGGCATTCTTTCAAAGACGGGCGCCGATGCGAAAAAGATGTTCACCGATAAGGTGGTTCCTATCTCCAATAATTACCCTTTCTTTTTTAAGCCCATACAAGATGGCATGGACAAACCAAAAACGGAATTGGCATATCGTGTTCCTGCCTCTAAGATAACGAGGAAGAATATGTATGAGACTCATGACATTGAACTTGATGGTCTTGATACCGTCATCGACTGGAAGAACACCTCTGACAATAGCTATGACGGAGAGAAATTATATCGCCTTATTCATGATGAGTGTTATAGCCCTGAAACCAAAATATTAATGGGGGATTGGTCTTTTAAGCCTATAAAATACATCAAGAAAGGCGACTATGTCACTATCGAAGGCGGTAGTGTTAAGCAGGTAGTCAAAACAACATCAGGAGTGGCTCCAATGTATAGGGTGACGCAAAAATGGGGAGAAGATTATATTGTAAGCGATAAGCATAGGCTTGTTCTTGAGCAATATATTTATAACGGAAAGAGCAACACAAGATATAGAAAGGAAGTGATAATGACTGCGCGAGAATATATGGCACTATCAACATATAAGAAGCAACATACTTTTTCTGTAAAATCCAAAGGACTTAAAGGGGGCGATGAGCAGGCGCTGCCGCTACCCCCCTATCTATTGGGATTGTGGCTCGGAGATGGCAGAAGTCAGGCGCTCACGGTTTTAGTTAATGAGAGCGAAGAGCCGGAAATATTAGAGTACCTGTCTGGGGTGGCGGACTTTTTAGAAATTCCCTATGAGCTAAAAAAAGTGGGATGTAAGAAAATCATTGAATTTACCTTTAAAGGCGCTAATCATATCCTGCGGGAGATGGGGGTATATAAAAACAAACATATTCCCGATATTTATATGAGATCCTCTATAGCGGTGAGGGTACAGGTTTTAGCTGGATTGATAGACAGTGACGGCTATTCCGATAAAAATAAAAATACTAT